TCACCGATAATCGGCTCCAGCTCAGCAAACAGGGCTTTATTGCTCAGGTTAAAGGCAGAGGTGCCCGCTTTGGCCATAAACTGACGGTACTGGGTGAAATCGACATTACCGCCTGAAGACTGTATGGCACGGAACGCCGCGTCCATCAGTTCATTGAAGAGCCCCGGGCTTTTCAGTCCACCCGCCGTCTCGGTGAAGCGCAGCATATCCATCTGCTTCGCAGTGGTGGCCTCACGCTGATGCTCATCCAGCCCGCGGGAGGCGAAGGTAATACGCGCCAGCACCGGTGCCGCCAGTTTCGCCGCGCGCAGCTGCTCCTCCACAGACTTCATACCGGACTCGCTGAATACCCCCTGCGCTTCCACCAGATATTTCAGCATGTCAGTGGCTGAGGAGCCCCGGACCCGTGTGGTTTCTGCGAAACGCAGTGCTTCATCTGTCGCAGCCTGACCCATGCCGAACTGCCTGAACTTCTCGGTCATGGTCTGGTAGCGGGCAGCTTCATCAACAAAGCCCTTCAGCATTCTGAAACCCAGATAGCCGGTGGCCAGATTGGTCATACCCTCTGAAAAGGAGCTTCCGCCGGGAGGGTGTTCATTACCGCCGCCATGCCCTGCACCGCCGCCGCCCCAGCCGCCCGGCGGCACGCCGTTATGCCAGCCATGCCACCAGCCACCCTGTCCTGAAGGCGGAGGCAGTGCGAGCCTTCCGCCAGGGTTGCCATATCCACCGCTGCCACCTGCAGCGGCGGCCCCCGCAGCCAGAACGGGAAGTGTCATGGCTGCACCGTAACCACCCGCCAGCAGCGGGACATTACGCGAGGCACGGTTGATACGCTGAGTCTGATCAGCTATCTCGCGGATGGCTCCGGCATATTCACGCGCACCGCGTGACGCACCAGAGAACTCATTATTGAGGGAGCGATTGAGTGCCCGCAGCGCAGATGTCGCCTCGCGGGCCGTACTGGTCAGTGCTCTAATGTTCCTGGTGATGGTGACGAACTTCTTATTCAGCTCGATCGCATCACGGCTGACCTGCAGCAGATTACGCGTAATCTGGTCATCCAGCACCAGCCGCACGGCTACACGGTAAGCCTGAATATCCATGGGAACCTTAATTTACCGGCATAAAAAAAAACCCGCCGTAGCGGGAAGTGTTTATAAAAAAAATTTCAGAATCTTACTTGAGTGTATCAGTGAGTTGAGGCCCTGTTATGTTATTAGCTAGTCTTTGCTGGAAATAGTCATGTGCCGATGAAGAAATATCGTTACCTAAAAAGCAGCGTTCAAGTTCAGACGCAGCAATTAATGCCGATCCCGAACCAAAGAAAGGATCACACACAGACTCACCCTCAATAGTGCTTTGTTCTATAAGGACTTTTATTAGCCCCACTGGTTTTTCTGTCGGATATCCACGCATTACCCGCTTAGCATCTAATATATCCGGAATGCCTAAATTATTGAGCTTACGCTTACCTTTTTCAAAAAAAAGAATAAACTCATATTTTGCTCTGTAATGATATCCCATTCCAATAGCCATTTTATTCCAAACAATTGGTTTCCAAAATTTGAATCCAACTTTTTCAGCAGCTGGCTTTAAATGAAACATCGTTTCTTGGTCGCAGAAAATGTACATGTGCCGATTGTTCTTCAACACACGGTACATTTCAGTCAGTAGCTCATCAAATCGGCTGTTTGGAAAAATGGCAAACCACTCGTTGCTGGACGATTTGCTAACTTTCAAACGAGTTGTTGTACCAATCTTACGATGTTTTTCAAGGGATTCATAAGGTGGGTCAGTTACTAAGAGGTCGACACTCCCGGAAGGGAGTGTTTTCAACCATTCAACTGCATCTAATTTTTCTAAAAGCATTAAATTTTCACTGTGTTACACAATCTCTGTTGGGTGAGATCGACCGGGGACGATTGTCCTGTATCTACACCACGGCAGTCAACACAATAGCTTTGAGCTCCATCTGGGTTATTCGCTGTAACACGAGCTTCAGTTGTGCCGAAGTCCTCAGGGTAGCGACGGAAAATATGCTGCCCTCCTTGAGTAGTCGAACATAAAGGACAACTTTTATGCTTACCATCAAGTGTCCAAATTCCACGATTAAGTGCTTTCCCGCAACAACTACAACTAGCCATTCATAACTCCTCAGCTATATGAAAACCCATAAATAGGATTAATCTTAGAAGTTATATTTATCATTCATCAGCAATAATTAGTCAAGGCTTAAAATAAAAATAAGTACACCTCTAACGCAGAGAATTTAAGTCACTGATATTTATGTCTTTAACACCTATTGGCTTTTGATGGTTCTTAGTGAAGACATCGGAACCATCAATTAACATCACTTAATAGCTCACATTTTGAGCATTGGCGTCTTGATTAAAACGTTACAACGAAACCCTGCTATAGGAGCCATACAATTAATTCAACGGCTGTTGTGCACTACTTGAGGTGAAAAAGATGACAGCAGCAAGATTACGCATTACATATAAATGATCACAGCTCACTGCCGATACTAAGAAACATAAAGCTTATGGAGAATTTCTAATGGAACAGCCCAATCCCCTCGCAGCACTGTCCTTAATCATCTGGTTTTTGATGTTTATCCCAAGCTTTCGCATGGCTCAGAAAGCTGGTTTCGGATGGAAAATGGCGCTACTGCTTTCCTGCCCGGGCATACATTTCATAATGCTTTACGTCTTCGCTTATAAGAAGTGGCCAACAGCCCCTTATCGATAAGCACTGACCGTTTATTTGGTTGTGTGCTGTTCAAAAAAAAACCCGCCGAAGCGGGTTCTTTACGATCTGAGCTTTTATGATGCTTTGGACGTTTTGAGTTCGGACCAGCGTTGAAAGAACTCTTCAGCTGCCTCAATGCCATCTTGAGCGTTGTCTTTAGTCCAGGTTACACCTGCTAAATCATAATCGGCTTCATTTCGCGCATCACGCCACTGCTTCAGTACAAAGCCCAGCGCCTTCAGAGAACGTACAGGGAAAGGTTCATTCTTACATTCAGCAGAATTAGTCATGTATCCGACCGTATTCTTATGATGCTCATGAGAGAAATTAGGGAGGTGTTCTAATGATGATATGGCTTCATGGAGCATACTGTAATATGCGCGCGAAGTAGCACTTCTTGCACCAGCCTCCGTTCCCTCAGCGGCACAATGCTTTGCTGTGGTTAGAATGTTATGGCTGCTAATTTGCGACATAACTAACTCCTGCATGTAGTTGTCGAGGAGAAGAAAATCTTGCAACTAATGAAGAACCCTCAAGTTGGCTCTCATCACAAATTCTGTCGGCAAGTTCAAAATTCATTTTTGCGATAGTTTTTGAATCGAGATTTTTTACATCCACAACATACGCCCCACCACTTCTTCCGCTGAGTTGAACGTATCCTGTACTCGCGTTGAAGTCGCTTAGAACGGACCAAATTATTGATGCCAGGGCATGAAGCTGAACTTGACTGCATTTTGATGAATCATAAATAGCATCCATCTCGGACAACAATTCATCTTTGTGCTTCATTGCGTCCTCTCTACCTTCATCATCAGACAAAAGCTTGATGTGTTCATCTATGAATCTTTCCAGCTCAGGTCGCTCGCCATATCGATAAGCCCAACTGTAAGCAAGGTAGCTGAACATCTTGCTTGGGTATTTTTCCGCCAGAACATACGCAACGCGGCGCATTTCGCTGTATCTTTTTGTAGCCAAAAGAACATGATGATAGTGAGTAGCCAGTCCGAAATCATTTACACTCGGATCCAAGCACAGTCTCAAAAACTTAAGACCTGATTCCTCTTTGTTAGTAATAACATCAAGGTATGAAAGCGCGAGATTGGTAGTTGTGGTGTTTGCTGAAGACAGTTCTACGCGTAATTTTTTTTCAGTGAACGCGTCCAATGTTTCATTAGCATCAAGCAGCGCCCTAAAATCTTTAACGTATTGCTGCGCTTTTTCTATTGGAATGCCTGCTGCCATATCTCTCACTCTCTTTCTGTGGGATTGCGATTCTGAACTCTGTACGATTCTGCGTCAATCTTAAAAGTGTATCGCCAGAGACGTCAGAATCTTTAGATTATTTTAGCCTCACATAGTCATATGTGTAGCAAACTCGGCTAGGCCATAACGAAGCGAGTGACCTCAATACGTTTATGTAACGTGTAAGGTTCAAATTACTTCCAGAGTGTGAAAATCAGATTTCGGTATCTCAAAGTCATCATTCAATCTTGAAGCCTCGTGAAATCGCCCATGCAATAGCCTCCATCAACGGGTCAATCTTCCGCATGTACGCAGGACCGATGAACGGCCTCGGCGGTATGTGTGCAGTACCGACCTCCTGCCAGAGCCCGATTTCACTTTTGGTCCCAACGATGGCTGCCAGACCCACAACTTCACTTTGGATGGAGTCTCTGAGCCTGCCTGACCGCAGCAGCGGCTCATCTTCGCTGTAACCCTGGCGAACACGGTCGGCTCTGGTGGAGGCTGCCAGTGGTGCCCAGGCCTCAAACGGCCGATAAGCAGGTTGGTACACGCCGATTTCTTCCTTCGCCGTTTCCTCAATCTCTTTCACGATGACGCGGAAACTGGCCTCCAGCCCGGTAGCGATTGAGGCTGAATCAGACGACAGCTCACGCGCAAATTGCTCAAGGTCCATTACTTACCCTCCTCCCACCTGCGCGTGTTCCAGTTATAGGTGCCACCTTCAAGCTCGCCGATGACCACACCCATGGCGATGCGCTCATGGGGCATCAGCGCTGTCAGGCCCGGGAAAATCACGCTGAACGGAACCCCGGCTTTCATCAGCCAGCACTGGTTTATAAAGGCGGGGTTCTGCGCTAGTTTTTTGCGGCGGTCTCCGTAGCCTCATCTTCGTTGTCTTTGGACCTGGCACGAAGAAAGGCGCTCACCGCTTTAAGTCCACTTTTGCCCAAAATAGCGAGCATGCTTTCAATCTGCTTCGGGTTCTGCGGCACCGGGTATTCTTCGCCGTCAATGTCAGCCACGGCCGCTGCCGGAAAGGCGTACATGTTCATGTACATCACGTTGATGGCCATTTCCGGGCCGACAGCTACAGTCAGCCTGGATTCCTGCACCGGGTCGAGCTCACGCAGGGTGATGACGCGCCCGCTGGCATCCCGGACCTGGTCGGATTTGACCGCAGACTCTGCCACGGCGGGCGGCGTTTCATGCACTCTTACCTGCACCATGATTTGTTCCTCAGTTCACTTTTTTACGGCGGTTGGCTGTCCATGACAGGGTCTGGTTAACTGTCTTTTCACCCTGCTTGTTGCCTGCATCGGTAAGGTGAAACGACACCCCCTCATAGCGGTACACGCTGACGGTGCCGTTTGCCTCGGTAATAGTTTCGGTGATGGTGCCGCGGGGCTGATCGATGCCGTTATAGTAGTTGTCTTCCCACCTCGCCCAGAAATCATCGAGCGTGGCATCCATACGTTCAGCCGTGATGGTGCTATTCCAGCCGACGGGGATCTGCAGTTCGTCGGTAATGCCGTTGAGCGGCGTGATTTTATGGGTCGAGACCTGCGGCTTAGAGTCAAAGCTCATGATTTTGGGAATGCGCAGTTTTCCCGTCGGCGTATTGATATCGACGGCAATATCACGCCCGACGGTATAGCCAAGGGTTGGCATGGTTTATCTCCGGAGTAATGAGGA